AAAGATGTTCGTACTTCTATTCATGAGTTTCGTGATGGAGATTTGGATAAAGCAGAGGGCTACTTGCTTGATGGGTTTGGTAGCATGAAAGAATATTATGCTTCAGGCTATGTAGAGATACTTGAGTTTGAAGGTGACATCTATGATGCAGCTAGTAAGACCTTTTACAAGAATCATTTAATTACTATTGTTGATCGTAAGTACGTAGCTCGTAAAATACAGAACCCTTCTTGGTTAGGTCATGGAGCTAGGGGGCATGTAGGTTGGAGAGAACGTCCAGACAACCTGTACGCTATGGGGCCATTAGAGAACTTGGTTGGTATGCAGTACCGCATAGACCACCTTGAGAACCTTAAGGCAGATGCACTAGACTTGACTATCCATCCCCCTAAAGTAATTACTGGGGATGTAGAAGCATTCACTTGGGGGCCAGATGCAGAGATCCACATCTCTGATGGTGATGGTAGGGTAGAGTTGTTATCTCCTAATGTAGCAGCTTTTCAAGTTAACAATGAAATCGCCTACCTCATGAGCTTGATGGATGAAATGTCAGGTAGTCCTAGAGAAGCTATGGGTATTCGTACTCCGGGAGAGAAGACAGCCTTTGAAGTACAGCAGTTGCAAAATGCTGCTGGTAGAATCTTCCAAGATAAGATTGGTAAGTTTGAAAAAGAGTTTATTGAACCTATCCTTAACATTATGTTGGAGATTGGTCGTAGGAACTTAATAGGTGCTGATGTAGTACGTATCATGGATGATGAGTTAGGTATGGTAGACTTCCTCTCCGTCACTAAAGAAGATATTAAAGCTAGTGGTAGGTTGCGCCCTGTAGGGGCTAACCACTTTGCTGCACAAGCCCAGTTGGTACAGAACTTAGCTGGTGTATTCGGAGGCCCGGTAGGGCAGATGATTGCCCCTCATGTATCAACTAAGAACTTAGCTAAGGCAGTTGAAGAACTGTTTGGTTGGGAGAAGTATGCAGTTATTCGTGAGAACGTTGCTATCTTTGAACAAGCAGAGTCGCAACAACTTATAAATAATTTGCAAGAGCAGATGCAAGTGGAACAACAAATACCAGTTGAACCGGGGCTTCCCCCCGAACAACCTCAGGAGGTGATCCAGTAGTGTCTAGGGCTATTTCAGTTCGTTGGACTAAGCACCTAAAGGACAGTGATAAAGTCAAACTGGAAGAACGACTCACTAATTGTGCAGACGTACTTTCTGTTCTTAAGAACATTCTTGAGGAAGACATTAGAACTGTAGATAAAGCTATAATGAGTAAAGACAACTACCAAATGGGAGCATGGGAGTTTTTCCAAGCAGACCAGATAGGTAGCAAGAGAACATTAATTAAACTATTAGAGTTAATCCCATGACTGACCAGTCAAGTATTTTTAAATCGGAGTCTACCCAGACCCCTGCTGCTACTGAGACAGCACAAGCTCAGGAACCTGTACAAACTGTAGATGCCTATGCAGACCTGCTGGCAACTATTAAGAGTGCAGATGGACGACAGAAGTATGCGGATGTAATGTCTGCTTTGAAGAGCTTACCACATGCTAATGACCACATTTCTAGGCTAGAAGCTGAGATGGAAGAGTTGCGAGGGGAAGTTGCTAAGAGGCAATCAGCAGAAGAAGTACTTCAACGTCTAGAAAGCAGGACGCAGGAACAACCAGAACAACCCTCTGGTAATGCTGTTGATCTAGCACAACTAGAACGGTTAGTAGATAGTAGACTAACTGCTCGACAAATGGCTGAGTTACAAGCAAGCAATCTTAAATCGGTTGTGAGCAAAGTAGCTGAAGTCTACGGTGACAAGGCTGAAGCAATGTTCTATACAACTGCTAAAGAGGCAGGCTTGACTATGGAACAGATTAATAATCTTGCAGCAACGGCACCAGCCGCTGTACTTAAACTGGTAGGGGTTCAAGGCAAGGGGTTTAATATTCCTGCTAAGACTACTAGTAGTTTTAATACAGAGGCAATGAATAACAATGGTCAAGTTCAACCATCTGCTAAGGTGCGCTATGGCGCTACCACTAAAGAGATGGTGACTGCTTGGCGAAATGCTAAACCAACTAATTAATAGAGGATACAAACATGGCTGGTCAAAATACTAGCAATAGTACTGCTTTCATTGAAGCGGAACAGTACTCCCAGTTTATTCTGGAAAACCTGCACGACGGTATGCTCCCCGATGGTTTGACACGAGATGTGTCTGACTTCGGTACTGGCACCACTCTGAACATCAAGACTGTTGGTACTCGTACCATTCAGGATGTACAGGAAGGTGTGGCAATGACTTTCAATCCTATTGACTCTGGTACAGTTACTCTGACTATCACTGATTATATCGGTGATGCTTGGTCAGTATCTGATGAGTTGCGTGAAGATGGTTCACAGATTGATCAGCTTTCTGCTGCATCAGCTATGGAATCTACTCGTGCTATTCAAGAGAACATTGAGACTAAGTTCCTGATTGCTTGTGCTAACGCACAAACTGCAAACTCACAGAACCTTGTGAATGGCTTTGCTCACCGTTTCTATGGTGGTGGTGCCTCCAAGCAAGTAGAACTGATGGACTTTGCTTACATGAAGCTGGCCTTTGATAAGGCTAACGTGCCTGTAGCTGGTCGTATTATGTTCGTAGATCCCATCGTGGAGATGACCCTGAACAGTTTGGTTGCTGTAACTAGCATTGCTAACAACCCAATGTTTGAAGGTCACTTGACTGAAGGTTTCTCTCGTGAACATAAGTTTATCAAGAACATCTTCGGCTTTGATATCTATACTTCTAACCGTCTGGCTCTGACTACTGGTGATCTTACCAACGTCACTGACCGTGATGGGGGTGCCGTAACTGGTGCTGCTGGTGAAGTACTGAGCATTGCTATGTGTGTTGCCGATGACAACTGCAAGCCGATTATGCGAGCATGGCGTCGTCAGCCTTCTGTAGAAGGATGGCGTGAGTCTGAAATGCGGGAAGATCGGTATCAAACTTCAGCACGATTTGGTTTCGGTGCGCAGCGTGTTGATACGCTGGGTGTTCTAATCACTTCTGCATCAGCCTACTAAGGAGATATACAATGACTATTGAAACTGCTGCTGTACGAGGCGTAGCCGTACATTATGGCCCCCGTGTTACCACTGGTAAATACGGTCGCTATGGTAATGAAACTGGTAGTGTAAAAACTGCCGAGTGGACTTTCAACTATGATGATCTGCCTGCATACGATACTGATATTCTAGGTGTTAGCATTCCTGCTTACGCCAAGATTGTATCTGCTCGTTTGGAAGTACTTACTGCATTCACTTCTACCTCTACTACTACAGACTTGCTGATTGGTTTGGAAAGTGCGGTAGGTGTTGCTATTGATGCAGATGGCCTCATCGCTGCTGCCCAAGCTACACAGACTGCCATTGGTACTCGTGGCTTGGGTGTTGTGGGTGCTGGTGCTCTGGTAGGTACTGGTATTGGTGCCGCTGCTGGTAAGCTGGTAGTTGCTCCATCAGTTGATGACTTGCTGACCGGCAAGGCCCGAGTGGTTGTGGAGTATATCGTAGAAAAAGTCGGTAACTAAGTTACCATCTGGACGGGGGAGCTTCGGTTCCCCTTGTCCTTTTAATTAGGAGATTAACTTGGCTATAGAACACGTGGATGCGCCAGATGGCGAGCGGCATGAACCTAAAGGATTAGCTGCTGCTACAACAGGCCAGATTTATGTGGCTCGTGGAGGGGATACTGGGGAATGGATATTCTTGCCTGCTGGTTGGGGAAACTATAGTGATAACGCTACTGCCCAAACTTTTACTTCTACAGCAGCAAAGCTAAGTGTTAATGGTGCTGGTAGTACTACAGAACTTAATTACTTGCCTAGAGAGATTCGAGGTGTTGGCAACTTATGGAATACATCAACAAATAAAATTACTCCTATACGAATAGGTGATAGTTATAACCTGAGACTGACTTTGCCAGTAACAGCAAAATCTGGCAGTCCTACATTA